ATTATTGATGAAACCATAGGAGGATTTTAATTATGAAATGCCGTGTTCAACTCTATGTTGCTGGTAAAATATTCAATGAAGAAGTAGAAGCTCGTAACTATCAAGAAGCAAAAGAAACTGCTCTTGCTCGTAACCCAAATGCTAAAGTGATGGGTGTAACTGCTGTATGAAATATGAATTAAAAGATTATTTAAACTCAATCAATCAAACAAAAAAGAATATTCTTGCTGGCGATGATGAGGCTACCAAAGCGTATCCTCCTTTTATTATCAATAAATGTTTGTCATCGTTTACAGATTCTATTCTATATGCTAATGAGATGAATAAAAATTCTCATTTGCCAAAGAAGCTCCAATTTGATTTCCTTATAAATACTTTGAAGCCGAGAAAGAGATTCTCTCACTGGGTTAAAAAACAAACACTTGAGCATCTTGATTTGGTGAAAGAGTATTATGGCTATAGTCATAACAAAGCTCTGGAAGCATTAAGGATACTTACGACAGATCAACTTGAAGCTATCAAAAAAGTATTGAATAAGGGTGGAACAAAATGACAACTGACATTATAATCCAGTGGCAGCAATCTGATATGGTAGAGGTTTCTCTGGCTGAGCCAGACGACTTTTTAAAAGTTCGTGAAACTCTTACTCGTATTGGTGTTGCTTCTAGGAAAGAAAAAAAGATTTATCAATCTTGCCATATTCTTCATAAGCAAGGTAGATATTATATCGTTCACTTTAAGGAACTGTTTGCTCTCGACGGAAAGCATACTAATCTTTCTTTGAATGATGTTCAACGTAGGAATCGGATCATCCAATTACTTTCTGATTGGGGGCTAATTACTGTAATCACCCCAGAAAAAATTGTGGATGTAGCTCCTCTTAACCAGATTAAAGTCCTTGCTTTCAAAGAGAAAGATGAGTGGACACTAGAGAGCAAGTATAACATTGGTAGGAAAAAACCAGCTGAATAATAATAAGCGGATTACCGAACAATAATGGTGGGGTTTTTCACCTTGCCATTTTTTGCTTTGTGCGATAAATTAGTATAGGATGCCTTCGGGATCCTAATCATACTCGCTTACTTAAGGAGAACAACAATGACCAAATACACTTGGGATATATATTCCCCATTCGCTGTGGGTTTAGAAGATGTGTTTAATCAACTAGAAACTATGTCTGGTCACAACACAAACTATCCCCCATACAACGTTATCAAACACGACAGTGCCAACTACGAAATTGAAATCGCTCTTGCTGGGTTTAAAGCAGACGAAATTGAAGTATCTACAGAACAAAATATTCTCAAAGTTGCCAGTAAAATTGAGAAACGAGATACTGGAAGAAATTATGTTCACAAAGGATTGTCTAAACGTTCCTTTGTAAACACATGGAAACTAGGTGAAGATGTAAAAATATCTTCTGTAGAGTTTACTGATGGTCTTTTATCAATTCTATTGGAGAAGATTATTCCAGAACACCAAAGAAAAACAATGTATACGATTGGTGCTTCTGAGAAACAACTTCTTGCAGAAGCATAAATAGATCGTATTGTTGCCGCTCGGGGGCTCGACTGGCAAAATCCAGTTGACACCCCCTTTTTTTTGTGCTATACTGTTAACGTTCTAATTGGAAAATTATGGAAAATACAAACGCTGCTATTGTTATTATGAAAACCGGATCACAAATTATTTGTGATCTCAAAGAAATGTTTGATGGTGAGGGTGAAGATCGGAAAGGCATATGCCTTTTGATGGTTCACCCGTATGAACTTTCTCTTGTCTCTGTTGGTGGGGGAGATGATACACAGGACCTACAAGTTAAATTTAGTAGGTGGTGTCCTTACGCATTAGATTTTGAATACAGAATTCCATATGATTCTGTAACAGCTATTGGAACTCCTGATTCTGGCTTACAAGAAGCATATCGGTTAAAAATCGATCAAGTAACTCAAGCAATGAATCAGGATGCTGTTCCTCAACAGGAAGAAGCAATTAACCCAGAAGTTATTGCTGATGAATGAAACTATTAAACTATTGATGTTTGCTGGGGTCTGGATTATTTCAGAAGTTGAAGAGATTCCTGACGTAGAGTTCGGAGACCCCGACTGTGTGCTAAGATACCCATATCAAGTAGACGGATCCTGTCTGGGTCCGTTTCCCCAGCACTCTAGGGAACGAGAATTTATTATCAGATCATCTGACATCAGTTTAATTACTGATCCATCCGATTTTCTGTTTAATCAATACCGTGAGCTGACTGCTACTGAAATACCTGTCCCCACTGAAGAAGAACCTACGGAATGAAATTTTACACCAGTGTTGAACAATCGGGAAATTCTATTCTCGTTCGTGGTTATGAAAATGGTAAAAAATTTCAAGACAAAGTAAAGTTTAATCCAACACTGTTTCTTCCTTCTCCCAAGAAGGAAGAATGGAAAACACTTGACGGTAAAAACGTTCGTCAAATTAAGCAGGGTAGCATTCGTGATGCCAAGCAGTTTATTCAGGATCACAAAGATATTGATGATTTTCAAATCTATGGTCAAACTCGGTTTTTAAATCAATATATTTTTGAAGAGTATCCTGGTGATGAGATCCAATACGACACCAGTAAAATTCGTGTATTTACTCTCGACATTGAAACGGGTGCCGAGAATGGTTTCCCAGATATCGAATCTGCTGATCAAGAGATTCTTTTGATCAGTATTAAAGATAGTGATCTAAAAAGGATTACTGTATTTGGATCTCGCCCATACGACAACAATGATAATGAAGTAAACTATCTTCATTTTGATTCTGAAATTGGGTTGCTTAAGGGATTTCTTCATTGGTGGATAGAAAATTATCCCGATGTAATTACTGGATGGAATGTTCAATTGTTTGACATTCCATACATCTATCGTCGCATTGAACGTATGATCGGGGAAGCAGAAGCTCGCCTTCTGTCTCCCTGGAAAAATACTATGGAACGGGAGATTTTTATTCGAGGTCGTAAGAATTTTGCTTATGATCTGATGGGGATTGCTACGCTGGATTATCTGGAACTGTATAAAAAATTTACTTATACTAACCAAGAATCATACAGGCTTGATCACATTGCCTTTGTTGAATTAGACGAAAAGAAACTTGACCACTCCGAGTTTGATACGTTCAAAGAATTCTACACCAAAGACTGGGACAAGTTTGTTAAGTATAATATTCATGACGTTCGCCTAGTAGATCGTCTTGATGATAAAATGAAACTTCTGGAACTTGCTTTTACTATGGCATATGATGCCAAAGTAAATTTTGAGGATGTTTATTCTCAAGTTCGTATGTGGGATAATATCATTTACATCTATCTTGCTAAACAAAATATTATAATTCCTCCCAAGAAAGAAAGTGTAAAAGATAATAAGTATGCTGGTGCCTACGTCAAAGAACCTATTCCTGGCATGTATGACTGGGTAGTGAGCTTCGACTTGAACTCGCTATATCCTCACTTGATCATGCAATATAATTTATCACCAGAAACACTTCTTACTGATAGAGTTTCTGTAGATGTAGATACTTTACTGAATAAACAATTTGATACTTCGTATTTGGATGGCAAAACTTTGTGTGCCAATGGCACTCATTATGATATTACTTTTCAAGGTTTCTTGCCAAAACTAATGGACAAGATTTACGAAGAACGTACTATCTACAAAAAGAAAATGCTAGTTGCTAAGCAACAGTACGAAAACAATCCAACGGTTGAATTAAAGAAGGAGATTTCTCGTTGTAATAACATTCAGATGGCACGTAAGATTCAACTTAACTCTGCCTATGGTGCTATTGGTAATGAACACTTTCGTTATTATAAACTGGAAATTGCTGAGGCAATTACTATGTCTGGGCAACTTGCCATTCGATGGATTGGTGATCGAATGAATGCTTATCTAAACAAAGTTCTTAAAACAAAGGATGTTGATTATGTTATTGCTTCTGATACTGATTCTATGTACTTGTGCCTGGATGGGTTGGTACAGAGTGTATACAAAGGAAGAGAGGTTCCTAATGAGAAAATTGTTGGGTTCCTTGATAAGGTCTGTTCGGTGGAACTTGAACCTTTTATTGAAAGTTCTTACCAAGAGATGGCCGACTACCTAAATGCTTATGCTCAGAAGATGAAGATGAAGCGTGAAAATATCGCCAATCGTGGCTTCTGGACTGCTAAGAAACGTTATGTTCTTAACGTGTGGGATAGTGAAGGTGTTCGATACAAAGAACCAAAGATGAAAATCTGTGGAATGGAAACCGCTAGATCTTCAACCCCCTCGTACTTTAGGGATAAATTATACAAAGCTTACGAAATTATTATTAATCAAACTAATGATAATATCATTGATTTTATTGAACAAATAAAACAAGATACTAAAGAACAAGGTTATCTTAATATTGCTTTTCCGAGAGGGTGTAATGGACTACAAAAATATTCAAATCGCACAAAAATTTATGCGGAGAGGACTCCTATTCAGGTCAGAGGTGCATTACTGTATAATTACTATGTACGAAGTAATGATCTTACTCACAAGTACCCTCTTATCCAAGAAGGAGAGAAGATTAAATTTCTCTACCTCAAAATGCCCAACCCCATCGGGGAGAATGTAATTTCATTCTTTAACACATTACCAGAGGAATTTAATTTAGATAAGTACGTGGACTACAAAACACAATTTGACAAGTCGTTTTACGAACCGCTGAAAAATGTGCTAGAATGTATTGGATGGGATACTGAGCGTAAAGTATCGCTTATGAGTTTTTTCAATTAGGAGGTTTATGGATTTTTTACAACAAGTAATTAAAGACAGCAAGAATGAATACGCTTCATTTGTTTCTGATGGCATTGCTGCTGGCGATGTCGAATCTTTTGTTGACACTGGCAGCTACGTATTTAATGCTTTGGTTTCAGGATCGTTGTTTGGAGGAATCCCCTCAAACAAAATCACTGCTATCGCTGGAGAATCTGGCACAGGAAAGACTTTCTTTTGTCTTTCTGTCGTTCGTAATTTCCTCGATAGCAACCCCGATGCTGGTGTTATATATTTTGAAACTGAATCTGCCATCAGTAAGAACATGATTGAAAGCAGGGGGATTGATTCCAAAAGGATGATCATCTTCCCAGTTGATACAATCGAAGAGTTTCGTACTCAAGCTGTTCGTATCATTGATAAGTTTATTGAACAACCTAAAGCTGAGCGTAAGCCTCTTATGTTTGTTCTAGATTCTCTTGGTATGCTTGCTACCAATAAAGAAGTCGAAGATGCTACAAGTGATAAAAACGTGAGAGACATGACTAAAGCACAGCTTACAAAATCTGTGTTTAGGATTCTAACTCTCAAGTTAGGCAAAGCAAATATTCCCATGTTAGTTACGAATCATACCTACGATGTTATTGGCTCTTACGTTCCTACAAAAGAAATGGGTGGTGGTAGTGGTCTTAAGTATTCCGCTTCTAGCATCATCTATCTTAGCAAAAAGAAAGAAAAGGATGGAACAGATCTCGTCGGAAACATTATTAAGTGTGAGGCGAAGAAGTCCCGTTTGACAAGGGAAGGATCTAAGATTGAAACTCGGTTGTTCTTTGACGAACGTGGTCTCGAAAAGCACTACGGTCTGCTAGAATTGGGTGAACGTGCTGGGATCTGGAAAAATGCTGCTGGTCGATATGAGGTTAATGGCAAGAAAATTTACGGTAAGGAAATTCTAAAAAATCCTGAGGAATACTTCACTGATGAAGTGATGGCAAAACTTGAGGAACAAGCGGCAATTGAATTTCTTTACGGAGTAAATAATGACGGAGAAGATTGAACAATCAATTTTAAGAAATCTTCTTTGTAACGAAGAGTATTACCGAAAGGTAGTACCTTTTCTCAAAGAAGATTACTTTCAAGAAATTGATGAACGTATTATATTTGAAGAGATTCAAGATTTCTCTACCAAATATGATAAGCTTCCTACAAAAGAAGTTTTAATTATTAATCTGCAAAATAGAAATGACCTTACTGAAGAAGTTTTTAAAGAAAGTATTTCAAAAATCGAAGGATTTAGTACCGAGTGGGTTGATAACGAATGGCTTGTCAACACAACTGAAAAGTGGTGTAAAGATCGGGCCATATATAACGCCCTACTCCAGTCAATTAAAATTGCTGACGGGGGAGATCCGAAGTTATCAAGAGATGCTATCCCGACCATCCTTCAAACGGCCTTGGCAGTATCGTTTGATGAATACATTGGTCACGACTACGTAGATAATGTAGAGCAACGTTACGAATATTATCACAGAGATGAAACAAAGATTCCTTTTGATCTTGAAAAGTTTAATCTCATTACTAAAGGTGGTATGCCAAACAAAACGTTAAACGTTATTTTGGCTGGTACAGGGGTGGGCAAATCTTTGTTCATGTGTCACTGTGCTGCTAGCTGTTTATCTCAGGGAAAAAATGTTATATACATTACTCTTGAGATGGCAGAAGAAAAAATTGCTGAAAGAATTGACGCCAATTTACTTAATGTAAACATTAAAGATATTGCTGGCATTTCTGAAGCAGTATTTACATCTCGTGTTCAGCAGATTGGTAAAAAAACTCAAGGTAAACTTATCATTAAAGAATACCCAACTGCCTCTGCTCATGCTGGACACTTCAAATCACTTCTTAGTGATTTAAGTCTGAAGAAAGATTTTCGACCAGATATTATCTTTATTGATTATCTTAACATCTGTGCTTCTTCTAGATACAAAGGTCATATTGTAAATTCATACACCTATGTCAAAGCAATTGCTGAAGAACTTAGGGGACTAGCTGTTGAGCATGATGTACCAGTTGTTACTGCTACTCAAACTACTCGTTCTGGGTTTGGCAATTCTGATGTTGATCTTACTGACACTTCAGAATCCTTTGGTCTTCCTGCTACTGCTGACTTTATGATTGCCCTTATTGCCACTGAGGAGCTTGAACAATCTGGTCGTATCATGGTTAAACAACTCAAGAACCGATACAACGACCCGACATATTACAAGCGATTCACTGTGGGTGTTGACAGAGCGAAGATGCAGTTGTATAATGTAGATGACTCGGATGGTGATATTACCTCCGACAAAGAAGAGGAAACCTACGAAAACTTAGGTGAAGCCTCTAACAAACAAAACCGCCTTGATAAATTTTCTAAATTTGTAATTTAACTTATGTCTGACACTATTGTATTTCAACGTTACGAAGAATTTGTAGATGCTGTTACCAGCGATGCTTCTAAAGATTTTTGTTCACTGGCTGATCGCCTTGTTGAACTGGATTCTAAGGGTGCCAATATTGAACGATTGCTTACTGCTGGCGTTGGCATTAACGCTGAGGGTGGTGAGTTTCTTGAGATTGTTAAGAAGATGTTATTTCAAGGAAAGCCTTGGAACGAAGATAATCGGGAGCATCTTATTATTGAACTTGGTGATATTATGTGGTATGTTGCTCAAGCAACCCAAG